TGGGGAAACTCATCCCCCTTTTTTATATCGGAGGCACGATATGACTTTACAGCCACTAACATTTATTGACGGTTGCAATACCGCGCTCGATGTTCAACACGAGCAAATCAAAATCAATATAGAGCGTGATATTCCTTGGCTGGATAAAAGAGAGCCAAAGGACAAACCTCTGTCTATCATTGCTAGCGGGGCATCTCTTGAAAGTTATTGGCCACTCATTGATATAAACACCGATATAATGGCACTGAACAACGCCTATCCATTCCTGATGGGAAAAGGCTTGGAGCCTGACTACTTCATGATGCTTGACGCTCGTCCGCAGAACATAGACTTCCTGCGCAATCTATCACATAAAACCGAGCATTTATTAGCTTCTCAATGTCACCCATCTATATTCGATGCATTGGAGTATTACGACACAACTCTCTATCTCACCACCGTGTCGGATATTCTTGAGCTGGTGAAACACATTGATAAGCCCAAGATTCAGATTGCTGGCACCGCTGGCACTGTCGGAATCAAGGCTTTGTGTATGGCCTATGCATTGGGGTATAAAGAGATTTATCTTTATGGCTATGACAGTTCCTACCATGATGGAAAGCACCATGCTATTGCCCAGCCCCTGAATGATAACGCCAATACTATTGAGGTGTTTCTTGATGGTAAGGGATACGTGACCACCCCAGCCATGGCGCACCAAGCTACCGAATTTTGCGGATTAGCTAAGGGTATGACTCAGTTTTACGGGTTTGATATCAACCTACGTTGTGACGGGCTGCTCCCCGATATGGTGCAGCATTGCAATAAACTAGGTGAAATCCCACTAGAGACTCGTGAGCGCGAGAAGTACGAACAAATGTGGACGCACGATGTTTACCGCAAGGAAGCCAGAGGAGAATCATTGGTTAATGATGCCGCTAGATTGCTTGAACTAAACGGCGATGAATCTATTATCGACTTTGGCTGTGGGACTGGCAGGGGTTCAGCCAGATGGCAAAAGCTTGGCTATGACGTTATATCCGTTGATTTCGCTGCTAACTGCGTGGATGATGGATTAAAGCTTGATTTCCTGCAAGCATGTTTGTGGGAGCTTCCTAACGACCTTCACGCAGAGGTTGGTTATTGCACCGATGTGATGGAGCATATTCCGATGGAAAAGGTTCAGGATGTGTTGAATGGAATATCAAAACGAACCAAGAAAGCATTTTTTAACGTGGCAACGCGCGATGATTGTTTGGGGGTCAAGATAGGCCGCAAGCTTCATATGACTGTTATGCCAGCAGAGAATTGGGCGGCTCTCATGTCTTTATACTGGGAAAGTGTAAAGATGTGTGAGGGCGATGGAGAGGCGACATTCGTTCTGAGTCACCCCAAGGAATCTAGTGCCTCCTAGATGGGCGGGGGCAAGGTAAAACTTGCCCCTTGTTCCATTGTTATATATATTAACCGACGAAAGAGAGGCAAAATGTTTAACGAACCAACTATAGTAAAGCGCGGAAACTCAGTCCATGTTCAACATGGCGATGACTCAGGATTGTATGTAGAGTTTTTCAGTGACGCCCTGCACGACCAAAACGCGAGCGAAAAAGAGGGAAGACCTATCTACAAGCAAGTGGAGATGGTGAGAATCATCTTTGCTGGCGACAATACCAAGAAGCTTATCAAGCTAGCCCATGAAGGCAACCCCCCATATAAAGAGCGTTTCGCTCGTCAATACGAAGCCTTTCAGAGACAACAAGAAGTCGTCCAAGACGGAACACCCATCGAGCATTGGCCGCCCATTACTAAAGCACAAGCTTTGGAACTGAAAGCCATGAACATCCACACCGTTGAGATGTTGGCGCATGTTCCTGATGTGAACCTAAAATGGATGGGGGCTAGACAGCTTCGTGAAAATGCTAAGTCTTGGCTATCTGAGGCCGAATCTGGCAAGGAAACGATTAAGCTAAGAAATGAGATTGAAGAACTTCGTACTCAAATCGAAGCGCTGACAAATCAGAAAGTTGGTTTTTCTGCTAGCCAAACAGAAACCAAGGTGTTACAATCTGAACAAGCTGCACCGTCCATGGAAGCGCCAGACATTAAACCCATTGCAACGAAAATGCGTGGGCGACCCAAGAAGGTAGAAAATGGCGCGGACGTTCCTCCAGCTAATGCAGCAAGCAGCGAATGAACTAGGTATACCTGAACCTAGCCAAATCATTGGCGCACAAGACGAACAATCAAAACAACTCCTTGCTCTTGCTCAACGTGAGGGCAAGGACTTTTCTCAGCTAGCCAATAAAAATGGCGGCTGGCAAGATTTACACAAAGAATACACATTCACCACCACGGTAGAAACCCAAACCGGAACCATCACTAGCGGTTCTGCGGTGGTAACTGGTTTATCTGATACGTCGGTTTTGACAGCGCAGACTTACGGCGCTTCGGCCAATGGTGTGGCGAATAACTCCATTATTATTTCGATTGATAGCCCCACGCAAGTTACCTTGAATCAGGTTGCTACGGCGTCTGGTTCGGCCTCAATTACATTCGGCAAAATCGCTTACCCCCTACCGTCGGACTTGGAGTATTTCGTACAAAGAACATGGTGGGATAATACGTATAAATGGGAACTTCTCGGCCCCATCACCGCGCAGGAAAAGCAGATTCTTAAGTATGGCATTATTGCTTCTGGGCCACGCTCCAAGTTCTACATCCGCAATGACTTGATGTATCTGAACCCAATGCCAGCAACGGATGGGCAGTTGTTTGCATATGATTACTTCAGCAACGCATGGTGCCAATCAACCGGAGGCACTGACCAGCAATTATGGACTGCGGATGACGACACATACAAACTGGATGAAGATTGCTTTATCATGGGCATGAAGTGGAGATTTTTGCGTGCCAAGGGACTTGATTACTCCCAAGAGAAAATGGACTATGATATGGACTGCCAGCGCGTTATGTCTCGTGACGGCGGCAATAGGGATTTACCAATTGCGGGAGGCACATACGGCGCTCGTTTCTTGGATTATGATAACATCCCAGACGGAAACTTCCCCAGCGCACCTTCATGATTAGCAATATAGTTGGTATCGAATGAATATCAGAAAACAGCCAATTCCGCCCTACGCCATACAAGCGGATACATATCAAACCTCATTATCTCCTGAAGATGATGTGCGTTTTTCACAGTGGATGCTGGAAAACAAAGTGCCATATGACCCAAAGCCAACTGGTGATTATGGTATGAAGGGTTTCTGGCAAGCTTTGCAAAAGGGCGACCCCATAGCTACCACGGCAATCAATCCAAACGACAATAAAATCCATTATCCTGATTATTTTAAGACGCCTTATCACAAAAGCTTCTCAAATGAAAGTAGATGGGCAATTAAGGACAAGGCTCCATTTTGGAATAAATCCGACCAGTTGGTAATGCCAGACGGAACTGTGATTTATGACGAACGGGCTTCCAAATGATTCCAAACAATGCCAGACGGGTTGCTAAAACTAGGTCGATTCAAGCTCCTACTAATGGTTTGAACGCCAAAGACCCTATTGCAAACATGAAGGAAACCGAAGCCGTTACTTTGGAAAACTGGTTTCCAACCCCTTCAAGTGTTGATATCAGAAACGGTTACGAAGAACACGCAACTGGCTTTTCCTCTGTAGTTGAAACCTTAGCCCCTTATAATGATGGGGTTACTAGAGAGCTATACGCTGCTTCCGGTGATTCAATCTATGACGCAACTACCGCTGGCGCGATTGGTGCTGCGGCAGTTTCTGGGCTATCCAATGCGAGGTTCCAATATATCAACATGGGAACGGCTGGCGGATTTTTCCTGTTAATGGTGAACGGCTCCGATAAAATGCAGGTTTACACAGGTTCTGCATGGTATGAGGATGGAACCACCACGACAGTTACGGGCTTTGATACTGCTACCGCCATCCATATAAACAACTTCAAAAACCGCGTGTGGTTTATTGAGAAAGACACCTTTAATGCATGGTATCTTCCCGTTGCTTCAATCGGTGGCGCTGCGAATAATCTTGACCTATCCGGCCTATTTAAGATGGGCGGCTATCTCATGGCGATGGCGAACTGGACAATTGATAACGCTGCTGGTGTTGATGATTATGCTGCGTTTATTACCTCCGAAGGTGAGGTTGCTTTATACAAGGGAACCGACCCCTCCAGTGCGAATACATGGGCGCTGGTTGGTACGTTCAGAATGGGGCGTCCGATAGGCCGTAGGTGCTTCACCAAAGCAGGCGCGGATGTTCTGGTTATCACAACGGACGGCGCTTTCCCGCTAAGTAAAGCCCTACTTACAGACCGCTCGCAGATTAACCTAGCTGCTACGGATAATATTAGCAACATTTTTACCGCTGATATTCAGGCCTCTGGTTCTCTTTATGGATGGCAGCCAATCATCCATCCAATTGGCAAGAAGCTTATTATAAATGTTCCCACAACTGAGGGGCAGGTGTCTCACCAATACGTAATGAACACCACCCATGGCGCTTGGACTAAGTTTACCGGATGGAACGCAACGTGCTGGGAAACCCTTGGAGATGACCTTTATTTCGGCGGTACGGCGGCGGTTTACATGGCAGACACCGGAAACTCCGATAACGGCTCCGCTATAACCTGTGTTGCGCAGCAGGCTTTCAGCTATTTCGGAAACCGCACCGGAATCAAGAAATGGACGATGGCTCGCTGTGTGTTTATTAGCAACGGAACCATTAACCCTGCAATTCTTTTGAATGTGGATTTTGGCCAGAACAGAACCACCGTACCACCTTCATTTACGGATAACATCGGAAGCTCGTGGGATACCTCTCCATGGGATACATCTTCTTGGACACG